GTATGGAGCTAAGTTTGACGCTCCAAGTGAGAGAGCTACAGAACTTATAAGAAAATGGATAAAGGGAAATCTGTTTATTTATTCTGAGGATGCAATGGCTGATGAGAAACATATGTGTAGTGTGATTGAGCATCTTTGGCTGAAACATGGGGTTAGGATGTTCGTAATTGATAACTTGATGACTTTAAATCTTGATAATAAAAATGACAAGTATGAAGCTCAGAAAGTGTTTGTTAGAAATTTAAAGAATTTAGCTAAGAAGTATAAGCTAGTAATTATTCTTGTTGCACATCCTAAGAAAACAAAAGATGAAAACGTGGATATGTTTGATGTGTCTGGTGCAAGTGAGATTATAAACCTTTGCGATTATGAGTTGTTCTTGAATAGAAAAGTTGATGAGGAGAAAGATACTGATGAAACGTATTTGACTATTCTGAAGAACAGAGCTACAGGAAAAGTTAATTTTAAGCTGAAGTTGAAGTTTAGCGAAAAAAGAAAGAGGTTGTATCATCCGAATAGTAAATGTGATGAGGAACTTGAGAGAGTGTATAAGTATGATTTGGATAAACTCCTTGAGCAAGGTGAGTTGGATGATATAGCACCATTTTAGAAGAGGTGAGTAAGGTGGATTTGAAAGGAATAGGAAGTTGTACTGTATTTAGTACGATTAGGAATGTTGACAATGTAAGGTGGGGTGATGTTGTGGTGTATAAAGAAGATCCTGAAAAGATAAGACAGAAGTACGATAAAAAAGAATGCGATAGTAGGTATGTTAGAAACAGACTGATAGCTTTGAAGTATGTAGGTTATACACATGCAAAGGTTGGAGCAAATGGAAGGACAGTTGTTTATGGGATAAAGGTAGAGCCTAGATATGCTGACTTTTTAGAGCTTGAGGATGAAGGGAAAATATATAAAATAAAAGATTTAATTGGTTAGAAGGAGAGATAGAGATGTATTATAAATTAAGAGTTTTATGGAAAAATTTTTTAGAAAAGAAATATCAGGTAAATTTAGATACAGAATTTAACAAAAGATATTCAGAAGAGGGAATACTTGATGCAGCTATAGAAAAATCTGAAATAGTAAAAGACAAAGATAAGGAAGAATCTATGATGGCTACTAATTTATGTTTAGTCGCAGCATTTACAGCACTTTCAATAAAAGATGAAATGGAAGAAATGGTAACTTCTTTAGAAATACAAATTGAAGAACTTCTGGATAGTTCAGAAGAATTATTGGAAGTAGAGGAGTAATTATATGAATAGTGTAGTTTTAGTAGGTCGAATAGTTAGAGACCCAGAGCTTAGATACATTCCTGGAAGTGGAACTCCAGTAACAACATTTGCTTTAGCAGTTGAGAGAGATTTCTTGAAAAAAGATGGGACTAAAGGTGTTGATTTTATAAACTGTGAGATTATGGGTAAGAGAGCTGAATATGTTTCAACTTGGTGTCTTAAAGGTTGCCTTGTAGAGTTTTTAGGTTCTATAAGAACAGATTCATATGAAAAAGATGGAGAAACTAGATACTATACAAAAGTATCAGGAAATAAAATTCAGTTGTTAGCAAGACCAGGTAAGAAAGAAAATACAGAACAGAATGCTCCATCAGAAGTTCCAAAAGATAGTTTTGAATACGGAGCAGTAGAAGATCCAGATATTCCATTTTAGAGAGGTGAGTTAAATGTATATATATCAGTTAGAGCAAGACAGGGATTGGTCAGAGTTTCAAGCACTTTTAAAAATATATGAAGAGGTAGATGAACTTTTAGTTGCATTTGATGAAGAGGGTGATGACAATATTTTAGAAGAAGGTTTTGATGTGATTCAGACTGTATTATCATTCTTTGAAGTTAAAGGATTTACAGCTAAGGAAATAGCAGCAGGATTTGAAAAGCATAATGAAAAATTAGAAAACAGAGGTTGGGACAGAAGAGCTGTTTGGGAAGTAAAGGAGGTTGAGTAATGTTTGGATTATTTACTACAAGTCAAGTTAATAAGATGAAACAAGAGCTTAGAGATTACTATGAGATGAAACTTCTTGAAAAGGATGAACTTATAAGTAAATGCGAGCATAGATTTCAGATAAGTATAGGTTTCCAGCAAGAGATGGAGCAAGAAATAAAAGATTTACAGAATGATGTAAGAGAGCTGGAAGATGAATTAGAAAAGAAAGACCGCATAATTAGATCATGTGGATTGATACTAGATAGAATCGACAAAGAAAGAGGTCGTTTATTTAATGCTAAGAGCGATAGAATAAAAAAGAAGTATGCTAAGAAAATAAATGAAAAAATAGAGGAACTAGAAAAGAAATATGAAACAAAAATATATATAAAAATGGAGGAAGAGTAATGAAGTTGATGAGTATATTTTTAGTATTCAAGGAAAATATGGGTGAAAGAGAATTAGAAAAAGTATTTAGCAGCTATGATAAGGCGAGAGATTATATATTGGGAAAATCTGAATGGAACGGAATTATGAGTATAAAGGAAATAGAAGTTGAAGATTAGGCAATAAAAAAAGGAGATTGTACTGGCAATACAATCTCCAACATCATGAGCATGATGTCATTATCAACTAGTAAGATAATTATATCATGCTCAACTAATAATATCAATTAGATAGGAGCATATGAAAATGAAAGATATAAAAATTATAAACATAAAAGATATAACACTTGAAGAAGCTTTTGAAATATACAAGGATATAAAACTATGTTTTGTAGTGAGGGATGGAATGTTAAAAGGCTTCTCAAGATAGAAAGGAGCCGTAATGACTGTAACCAAAATAGAAAAAGAATTTATAAGACATACAGAAAAAACTCTTAGAAGTTATAAGCAGCTAAAAGCTAATATAAAAATTCTTGAAAAAGAAAATAAGATGTTGGCAAATATGATAGCTACATTGCCAGCTATAGAGTATGACTCTATTAAAGTTCAGAGTTCTGGATTAGGTAATCCAACTGAAAAAGATGCTCTTAAATTAATGGAGAGAAGACTGAAAGTTAAAAATGAATTAGAAAATACTAAACATATGATTTTTAAGATAGATACAGCTATGAGCTCTCTGGATGAGATACATAGAAGGGTAGTTCAAATGAGTCTTTTAGTATGAGTATGAAACTAGATTATTCTGAACGTCAGCTAAGAAGAATAAGAGATGTAGCAGTTTACAAGGTTACAATAGCTCTATTTGGTGGAACAGTCTTGGCAAAATGTCCGAAAGATGTCCGATTTATGTCCGAAAAAGACGAAAAAACAGTAGTAAAATGATAGTGAACAAAATTATAACCATATATATAATAAACAATTACAAAAGGGAGAAGGAAGGTGGTCTTAGGACTGCCTTTTTTCATGCTTATCTCAAGGAGGTGTTGCCATGAAGTGGAGGGATGCTGGAGAAATAAAAGCAGCCGAACTCACTGATGAAGAGTTTAAGACATTGAGAGAGATGAGTAAGAAACCAAAGTTTGACCACTTTGAGAAAGAGAAAAGAAAGAAGAAAAGAAAGGTGAAGAGCAATGGAGTCCGTTGAACCTATAAGAGACAAACGTGTCTTAGAAGATATGTGCGACTACTTAAAATCGACGAATGAAAGAAATCTAGTAATGTTTGAACTAGGAATTTATGGAGGACTCCGCATATCTGACATATTAAAGTTAAGGGTTAAGGATGTTAGAAATAAGAAGTATATAAAGATCACCGAAGAAAAGACTGGTAAAGATAAGCCGATACCAATAAATCCTATATTAAGAAGAACCTTGAATAGTTATATTACAGATAAAAAAGATTTAGATTATTTGATAAAGAGTAGAAAAGGTAAGAACAGTCCAATTGGTAGAACTCAAGCATATAGGATTATAAGAGAGCTAGGTGAGATGTATGGAATTGAAGACTTAGGAACTCATTCAATGCGAAAAACATTTGGCTATCATTACTACAAGAAAACAAAAGATATAGCTCTACTGCAGAAGATATTCAATCATTCAAGTCCAAATATTACGCTCAGATACATAGGTATAGAGCAGGATGTTATTATGAAGGCTATGAATGATATGAGATATTTTTAAAAAGAAGGGCATAAACTTTTTTATAAAAATGTATTCAATGTATCATAATGAGGTCACGTTACATTGATATTTTTAGAGGTGTGAAATGATATCATTTAAACATTTGAAAACACTTGATTGTAAATATAAAAAATAAATAAAAACTGAATGTAACAGAATATAAGATATGATACATTCAATGAGGTAAATATGAAGGATTATGCGAAGAAGTTTTACAAGAGTAAAGAATGGAAAAAGTGTAGGGATTCCTATTTTAAATATAAGTTAGGAATCTGTGAGAGATGTGGAGCTAATGGAGATATAGTTCATCATAAGAATTATATTCATCCAGGGAATATAAATGATCCTGAAGTAACACTTAACTGGGCGAACTTAGAAGTCTTGTGTCAAGAGTGTCATAATCGTGAACACTTTGAGAAGTATTCATGGACTAGAGAAGGATTAACATTCAATGCAGCAGGAGACTTAGTAGAGTCTGGGAAATAATTTAGACCGATAGTCCCCCTAGTAATTGAGAAGTGTTGTCATTCCCTACGACCGCTTGTCCTACATACAAACAACGCACAGGGTATCTCACATAACCCCCACCCCCATTTTTTACTATTTTCAAAACTATAAAAATGGGAAATAATTTAAGGTGATTTATGACAACAAAAAAGGAATTGACGAAAGAAGAAAAGATTAAGAAAGAGGAAAATAGACTTAAAAGAATTTTTAAGGATATAGACGAGAAAAAGAAAAAAGTCGCTGAGGGGCTTATTTCTGAGTCAGCCTTTATGAGAATAACCTTACAAGAACTAAAAGAACAGATAAATGAATTTGGAACTATAGACGAAATGTGTCAGGGAGATTACACAATCATCAGAGAGCATCCAGCAGTTAAAATTTACAACACTATGATTCAGAGATATACGAATTTAAGTGATAAATTGATAAACCTTCTACCAAAAGAGGTAGCGGTAGTGGATGATGGCTTTGATGATTTTTTAAATTCTAAGATATAAATGAAAAATTATCCGAATGACTACAACCCAATCATTGAGTATCATAATCAGATTGAAAAAGGTGAGGTTGTTGTATCAAATAAAGTCAAGATTGTGTATAAGGAACTTGTAAGAGTTATAAATGATGAGGAAGGCGAATGGGAATATAATCCTCAGAAGGCACTGCATGCAATCAAATTTATAGAAGGATTCTGTAAACATAGTAAAGGGAGTGTTGCTGGTAAAAGCTTTATTATGGAGCTATGGCAAAAGGCTCTTGTTGCAGCTATGTTTGGTATTGTCCATAAGATAGATGGTACTAGAAAATACAGAGAGGTTATTTTGATTGTAGCCAGAAAAAATGGAAAATCTACTTTAGCAGCGGCTATTGGATTATATTTGATGATAGCTGATGGAGAAGGTGGAGCAGAGATATATGCGGTTGCCAGCAAGAAAGACCAGGCAAAAATAATATGGCTTGAGTCTAAGAAAATGGTGAAAAAATCACCAGTATTATTAAAAAGAATAAAGCCATTAGTAGCAGAAATGACATCTGAAGTAAATGAAAGTATATTCAAGCCACTTGGACGTGACTCAGATTCATTGGATGGATTGAATGTTCATGGAGCTTTACTTGATGAGATACACGCATGGAAGGATAAGAACTTGTATGACGTTATAGTTGATGGTACTTCATCGAGAGAAGAGCCTATGATATTTATTACTACAACTGCAGGAACAATAAGAGAATCAGTTTACGATATGAAATACGATGAATGTGAATTGATTCTAAATGGTTATGGTGACCCAGATGGTTATCACGATGAGAGAGTGTTACCAGTTATTTATGAGCTTGATAGTAGAACAGAATGGACAGATGAAAGTTGCTATGCAAAAGCTAATCCTGGACTAGGAACTATCAAGAAACTAGATAACTTGGCTAGTAAAGTGAATAAGGCAAAAGCTAATCCTTTATTGGTTAAGAATCTACTTACAAAAGATTTCAATATCAGAGAAACATCTTCTGAAACATGGCTAACATTTGAAGAACTGAATAATAAAGACCTATTTGATGTTACAAGTATGAATGTAAATTATGGAATAGGTGGAACAGACTTGAGTAAAACGACTGACTTAACTTGTGCAGTCGTTATTTTTATGCGTCCTGGAGAAGAAACTATTTATTGTCTATGTATGGCGTGGCTACCAGAGGATCTCTTAGAAGAAAGAACTCAAGAAGATAAAATTCCATATGATTTATGGGTAGAGCAGGGACTTATGAGAACGTGTCCTGGTAACAAGGTTCATCCAAAATATGTGACAGCTTGGTTTAATGAAGTTAGAGATGAATATGGAATTTATTTACCATGGATTGGATATGATGCTTGGTCAGCTTCATATTGGGCTGAGGAAATGGCTGGATATTTTGGTAAAGAGGCTATGGTACCAGTTCATCAGGGGAAAAAGACTCTGTCTGAACCAATGTATCAGTTGAAAGCTGACTTGAAATCTAAAATAATCAACTATAACAACAACCCAATCATGAAGTGGTGCTTATCAAACGTAGCGATTGACATTGATAAGAATGAAAATATTCAGCCATGTAAGACAAATAATAAACGTCGAAGAATAGATATGGCCGCAGCTCTTTTAGATGCGTATGTAGTTCTAAAAGATAAACGTAGCGATTATGAAAATCTACTGTAAGGAGGTGAATAAGTGAAATTTTTTAATATATTTAAAACTAAAGAAGCTCCTAGTAGAACCAAAGTAGAGCTTATACAAGAAAGAGGAAATGGATTCTATACTTGGAATGGAGTCTTGTATAAATCTGACATAGTAAGAGCTACTATTCGTCCCATCGTGAAGGCAGTGGGAAAAATGACACCAAAACACATTAGAAGTCAGGATGGAAATATGGTAATAAATCCAGAACCATACATAAGATTTTTAATTGAAGAACCTAATCCATTGATGTCTTCTCAGGTATTTCTTGAAAAGATGGTTAGTCAGTTCTTGTTAAATGGAAATGCATTTGCAGTTATAACCTCAGATGAGTATGGCCTACCAAATCAGATTTATCCAGTTGAGGCTAATGGAGTAGAAGCTGAGTATGATAATGGAATCTTGAAATTAGTCTTTTATTTGCCTAATGGAAATAAGGTCAAGTATCCGTATGACAGAATAATACATCTTAGAACTGACTTCAATGGAAATGATATATTTGGTACATCACCAAAGGATGCATTGAAATCTCTAATGGAAGTTATAAACACAACAGACCAAGGTGTTGTAAAAGCTATTAAAAATAGTAACGTCATAAAATGGCTTTTAAAATTCAAACAAGTTTTAAAAGAGGAAGATATCGAAAAACAGACTCAGAAGTTTGTGGACTCATATCTGAATATAGACAAGAATAACGGAGGAGCAGCAGCAACTGACCCTAAGTATGATGTTGAACAGGTTAAAAATGAATCGTATGTCCCAAATGCATTACAGATGACTAATGCAAAAATGAGACTATACGATTTTTTTAATGTCAATGAAAATATCGTACAGAGTAAATACTCAGAAGATGAGTGGAATGCTTTTTATGAGTCAGTATTAGAGCCTATAGCAATTCAGTTATCAAATGAATTTACAAGAAAGCTATTTACCAGACGTGAAAGAGGCTTTGGAAATAGGATAGTATTTGAATCTGTATCACTTCAGTATGCAAGTATGCAAACAAAATTGAACTTGCAGGCAATGGTAGATAGAGGAGCTATGACTCCAAATGAATGGAGAGAAGTTCTGAACTTAACACCAATAGAAGGCGGAGATAAACCTATTAGAAGGTTAGATACCGCAACTATAGATACTACTGTAGAAGGAGGTGATGGAGATGAATAAAGTTGACAATCTTAAAGATTTTCTGAGTGTAAAAAATATAACCAATAATAAAGCAGTACTGTATTTTTATGGAGATATCGTGAGTAGTTGGTGGGGTGCATGGGATGATACAGACCAGTATCCAGAATCAGTTAAAAACTTTTTAAATGGATGTGAAGATAAGGATCTAGAAATACATATCAACTCTGGTGGTGGTTCGGTCTTTGCTGGCATAACTATTTACAATATGTTAAAGAACTTCAAAGGTCATAAGACTGTATATGTAGATGGACTTGCAGCAAGTATAGCATCCGTTATAGCTTTAGCTGGTGATGAAGTAGTAATGAGAACTGGGTCTAGTATGATGATCCATAAACCGTCAGTTTATATTTACAATCAATCTTTAAATGCTGATGAGCTGAAAGGAATGTCTGAAACATTGGACAAACTTCAGGAGTGTATCATGCAGATTTACAGAGAAAATCTGAAAGATAAAAGTAAACTTGAGGAAATCGAATCTATGGTAAATGCCGAAACATGGATGACAAGTGAAGAGGTCATGGACTATTTTGACATCAAAGTGGAAGATATGGAAGCAGTAGCTTGTAAGTCTGATGTGATAGGTAATTTTATCAAAAAA